GGAGAACCCCGTGGCCAAACTTCTCGCCAGGGTCAAGGTCGCAAAAAAGAGTTGACTCTGCTCGCCCTGCGGTATATGATGTCCCCGAGGCTTCGCCATCGTCCTGCGGGGAGGAAAAGATGACCGCAAGAAAAACTTGGGTGAGTTTGGCATGCCTTTTGCTCACCGTCTCATCGGCGTTCGCTGAAGATCACTGGTGCATCGGTTGCTGGCAGACTGGCTCGTGGAGCGGCGTGTGCCTCCGGCCTGACGGGCTGGTCACCGAGTCGGACCCCGACGGCAACATGATTGACATCGGTCGGTGGTACGTGATCCACGAGGACTTGGTGGCCTGGGTCTTTCTACGAGCCCCGATCCAGACGCACTACCTCGAGGCGGACGGCACGTACACGCCCCACTACGGCTACGGCTACATCTCGAAGCCGAAGAAGATCAAGAAGTCGTTCGTGCCTGAGGCGTACGATGACCTCTACCTCTACTTTCCAGCGGAGGATGATCTGTGATCACTGCAAGGAAGTGCAACGAGTGCAGCGTGATGAAGACGACCCTCGACTTCGAGAAGGGTCGACGTGTCTGCTACCAGTGTAGGAACGCCAGGAAGACAGCGGTTGCTCGTCGGTCGAAGTGGCAGCGTGAGAGGGTGCGGCGTGATAGAATGCGTGAAAGCACCCAACTCACTGAAACGGAGACCGAATGTCTGTCCACCTCACGAAACTCGGGCTTCTCGTTGCCCGACTTGTGCTCCTAGCCACCACGGTGACTGCGGTCATCATCTTGACGTGGCACGGCGTTCACCGTCCGTACCTCGTTGAGAAGACGCGTAGCACGGACATCATCCTCGCCGAGGCCCGCACGGCCCTCGAGCAGTCCGCGGTGGCCAGCAACCGCCTCGCTGACGAGAACGTCCGCCTGACTCAGAAGGCCGACGCGATCCGCAACCGTCTTGGCGACGTGCTCAAGGGTTACGTTGTCATCCAGGAGCGTCTCGACGCTATTGACAGCCGGCTCTACAGAATGGAACGCCTTCCTGGCGTCCTTGGCAACGGCGAGCAGCCGTAGCATGGTACACTGAGAGTGTCTAGACAACACCTCTCCCTTGCAAGGATTCCATCCCCATGTCCGAAGAACTCAGAGCACTCAGCCGCCCCTCCCGCCCCACGAAACTGCCGGAGCGTGGCTTTCTGGAATGCTATACTCCAGAACCGTTTGGCCTCGTCGTGAAGGAGCACATCAGCACTCCGAAACCGCCCGAGAGGCTCGTCTACGCGGCCAAGGTCGGTGGCGACAAGTCCGTGAACTCCAAGGAGTTCGCTGACACCACTGTGACTATGGAAAAGGCGGCCTCTTCGTGGATCATGTCCGAAGAGTTCTTTGCGGACCTCGTCGCCGATGACGAGGCGGCCTTCATTGAAAAGGCGTTGGCACGTCACCGCAAGGAGATGGTCGCAACCATCAACGACTACTTCATGTCTTCCGTCCGCAGCACCGCAGACAACAACATCACGGGTTTCGCGGACACGGGCACTGTGACAGAGTCGGAGATTCGGCGGGGCTTTGCAACCATCGCATCCGCGTACCACAACGACGTCGAGTTCTTGATCCGCCAAGAGGCTCTCTTCGGGCTGAATGTCGGCACGTACGCCGGCTTCGAGAGCGAGAGAGACCCTCAGAGGATCTCCATGGGGTACAAGGGCTACTACATGGGTGCCCCGGTTCGTCTCCTCGGCGAGTTCACGCTGAACCGCAAGGCGTCGGTGGCTCTCCCCTACAGTTTCTTCGGCATTCCGTGTGCCTATCTCGGCAACCCGCTCCTGATGGGCGAGGTGTGGATTTCGCCATCCACTCACCTCATGGTGCAGCGTGACGGCCCGAATATCGCTAACCAGGGGCTCGTCAGAGTCAACCTCTGGACGCGATACGGGCTGTATATGAAAGACCCGGTGTACACGGTCGCCCAGACCGGCACGGGTGCCCAGGCATACATCTGCTTCCGTCCGTAACCAGCCTTCATCACCCCCGCCGATCATCGTGGTCGGCGGGGGTCTCTTCGTACACGTAGGAAACTTCGATGTCCCCTCCACAAAGACTCTCGATCAGCCCACCGAAGGTTGCGACGACTCCGGATCCAATATTCACGAAGCACTCCCGTGTTATATCGGGCTCCTCGTCATCGGCTCAGGTTGTCAAGGACGCGAACGTGCTGCGGTACACCGACGCTGGCGTGATTGACGAGTGGTCGGCTGAACTGCCTGACGCGTTTGCCAAGGACGACTACAGGCTCTTGCTCGGCCAATGCAAGCACAAGTGGCCAGCAAAGCCGGCTGCGGCGTACTCCAACTTCTCCCTTGAGGGCTGGCACATCCGTGCAGCCGCCCCAGGGACTGGCACGCTCGCTATCTACGATGGCTTTGCCAGGAAGTCGCAGTTGTACTCGTTCGAGTGCAACATGACGTCCCCCGCTTCCGTGGACGCATTCTCATCGTGGGTCAACGGCAGCCTGACCCACGCCCTCAACGGATCGACGACCTCGGCCGCAGCCCTCGTCACTTCAGAGAATCTCTGGACGACCTACAGCCCGTCCACGAACACCTTCGTCTACAACCCGAACAGCATCGCTGGTGCGTCTGGGTACAAGGTGGCGGGGTTCGCAGCGTGGAACAGTAGCACTGGAGGCCGGGCGAAGGGCGGTGTGCTGATCACGCCGGAGCACGTACTCTACACGTTGCACTACAAGCCTTCCCCAGGCAACACTGTGAAGTTCGTCGAGGCCGACGGCACTGTACAGACACGCACGATCCAGTACGTTGACGCCGTGCCGGACGGCTTCGACCAAGTCATCGCAACGCTGTCGGAGCCGATCACGACGATTTCCCCGATACCGATGATCAGCCGTGCTGACGCCGTCTCGAAGATGCCGACGTTCTCGTCGTGGGATACGCCGGTTTCAAGCCCCGAGGGCGACACGCTGGCGTTCGTTCTCGACCAGCGTTCCCGCTGCCGTACGCTGCGGACTGGCCGCGGCGGGGTCGCTACCTCGATGAGACGCATCACGGACGGCTCGGCTCAGTTCCCCGCTCCAGACGCGGTCGCAGGCGACTCTGGCTCGCCTGCGTTCTGGATGCTCGACGGCTTCGTGGTACTTATTGGCACAACCACCTTCACGACGTGGTCCGGTGGTCCTGCCACCCACGCCGCCAGGGGCGACTTCGAGGCGATCACGGCCAACCGCGGCCTGACCCCCACATACCTAAACACTTCCGCCTTCCCCTCGTACTAGCCCGGAGCAGAATAAGCATGGCTTACCAAGACAGGTCAAACGGCCCCGCCGTCATCAACAAGTTCTCCGGCATCCCCGGCGAGGTACTCCCACCTGGCTCCCTGAAGCCTGGAGAGATTGCGTACAACGTCGACGGCACGCTCTACATCGCTGGGCTCGGTGGAGCCGTGGTCGCGGTGAGCGGCCCCGGCTCGACAGGCGGTGCCTACCACCGGGAGTTTGACGGCATTCTTGGTGCAAACTTCATCCCCGCTACAGGCGAGGTTTGCGTCAACTCAGAGTCGGGTGCTATGTACGCGTCTGACAAGTCATCCTCCGGAGGAGCGGCCAGCATTGAGCAGCGTGTCCGCGACGGGCTCTGGTGTCAGCAGACGTTCAATGCCGACGGCACCATGAAGTTGGGGCAAGCCGCGTGGGACGACTACAAGAGCGGCACGATGTACGCGTTCAATCCGCAGAACTCTTCGCTGGTGTCATACGCCCTCGACGAGATCGTGATTCTGTACTACGCACCGTCTGCCGGCGAGTCCCTGAACATCAAGTTCTCCGCTGGAACTGGCGGGACTGAACAAATCTGGACTACGTGGGCACAGAACTGGGTCAACGGTGCCTCCGGGACAATCCCCTCCGTCGGCTATCATATTGTGAAACTCCGTGCCAATCCGATAGGCACTGATGCGTTCTTTGAGGCCGGCACTCCGCAGATAATCACCGGGACGACAGAGGAGTGGACGGTCGCCGTGTTCTCGCTCCCGCCGCGATTCAACTACAACATCGGTCCGCTGTGCAACCGGGACGCGGTCCCCTACTTCCCATCGTGTGCTCCGTCGTGTGCAGCGACTCAGGGCATCACCTCAAAGCACATCATCCCCGGAAACGTCCGCTCTGCCCCATACTTCGTCGACAACTCCACTGTCCGCTTTCGGCCGAACCCGCAAGGGGTGACGTGCGGCAACGTCTTTTACCGCACAGTCCCTCCAGGGTCGCGGGCACCGTACGTTGACGCTTCGGATGGATATCAGTATTCGTTCCCGCTCGCCCAAGAACTCTCACCGTCGTCGCCTCCATGGGGGGCTCCTTTCCGGGACCCTGTCGTGCTGCCGGTGGCTGTGAGCGATTTCTATGCGGTGCTTGCGGATACCACAGTGTGGGGCGACATCGAAGACTACCTCTACGATCTACCAGCCAAGGAACAGATCGCCCACAAGAGGTGGAACGCTCCGAAGTACCAGCGGGAAGTCATCCGACGAGAGTCCTGCCCGCCGCGTCTGCGGACTTGGTTCGAGACCCTTGGGCCTTGGAATGCGTGCGAATATTGCTTTACGAAGACCACCTTCATCAAAGATTGTCTGGCCGCGATCTCGAAGGCGAAGAACATTCCCGAACAGTCTCACCCGACCACCGTCTTCCAACGCGTGTTCGTGGACGACAACCAGGAGCGGGGCTCGCTGAAGTTTGACATCGACGTGACCGGCATGGCGAACGGACGCATGTGCATGCCGTTCCATTCGATCGGCTTCCACGACTGCACGATCCCGGCCGAGGTTATTCAGGAGGTTCGAGGAGTGTCCTCTGCCAACTGGCAGACTACCACCCCAACAGTGCCGCCGGGCACGCCGGCTCAGGGGTACGCCCCAATGAATGTCATTCGCCAGGTTGTGGACGCTCCGAACGCTCCGACGCCGACATACTGGGCTGGTGCAACAACCGAAACCACCTCGTCTCAGGTTGCGATCGAGTCTGTAGACCTCGACGGCAACACGCTGAAGTACGCCCCGTTCAATAGTGCGACGACGGCGTATATGTACTACCGCACTTCGGCGACCACCTTCAACTTCAGCACTCAGGCGTTTCAACTCAGGGTGCCGATCTCCAACGGCCCGTATATGTTCCAGTCTGCGGCCGGCGAGACGCATATCACGTTCTCCGGCGACCCCGAGGGGAAGTTCGTGTTCGACAAGGACTGCCTCGACCTCAGTCAGATCATCCGCTCTGCCGGCACTGGGAAGTTCGATGCTGCCTGCTATGACAAGTGGCTGGCGATGTTTCGCCGTCTCGTTGAGGCCGACCACTTCAGCGGCCCTGTGAACCTTGGCGTGTCGACGAAGACCAAGTACACCGCGGCTGGTGCTGCGGACCGTGCCTACCTTGTGAGCCAGGGCTGGACGATCACCGACGGCGGCCAGGCATAAACTACCATTCAATCCCAGGAACTCCACGATGCCTCACAGTCCAAAGAGACTTTCGATTAGCCCGCCGATTACACCGTCGTCGCCGAAGGTGACATTTACGTCCACGGACAAGCAGTTGTCGGGGACGGCCGGTGGTTCGGCGACGACCGACGACGCGGTCTTCAATACGTTCACTGCCGCGACGACGGTCCCTGAGTACGATGTCGACATCGACGGTGGGCAGGAGGACTATCGCATCCTCGTTGGGCCAGTTCGTCACATATGGCCGTCGACGCCTCCGATCAGGCCGTCCAACATTGAGGTCGTCGGCTCGCATATCAACTGCTACGGTCCTTGCGATGCGGTGGTAGCCATCTACGATCCTGTGTCGAGGTCGAGCCAACTCTACTCGGTCCCGTTCCCTCTCGCCGGAGGCCAGACGACCTCAGTCTTCTCGGGCTGGGCGTCGGGCTCTCTCGCCAAGAGTCTTTCCGACTCAGCGGTCACGACGAACGCATTGGTGGCAACGTCGCTTCTCTCGGCGGAGAATCATGCCACGGGGACTTACACTTACGGCGGGACTAGCATCAACACCGCTGTCTCTGGGAAACTCTCCTGCCTCCCCGTCCTCAACAGTAGCACGGGCTCACGTCGCAAGGGCGGAGTCCTGATCACGCCGCGGCATGTCCTGTACGCTGAACACTACAAGCCGTCGCCGGGGGACACGGTGCGTTTTGCGAAACTAGACGGCACTGTTGTCGAACGAACGATTGCAAGCGTTTCCACTGCCTCCGGCTCGTTCGACGCGTGCATAGCCGCCCTCGCTACTGATGTCACCGACATTGAGCCGATGAAGGTTCTCCGGCAGTCGACGCTGCCAGCGAAGATGCCTACCATCAGGCGTGCCGCCTCAACGACCCAGAATGCGTTCGTGCAGGCTTTCGTTGTCGACCAATACGGCAAGTTGAAGATCCTTGGCCTCCGCCACTCACTCGGGCAGCCAGCGGAATACTCGACGTACCCCACGACCGCGTACTCGAACGCGGCGGGGCTTGCGGTCTCCGGCGACTCTGGCTCAGTTGTTTTCGGAATCTCGGGCTCAGAGCCGGTACTGCTCTCGGTCACCAAGAACACCACGTGGTCTGGAGACGGCCCTTCGTTCGGTGCTGGGGATTTCGACGCGATCCTCTCTCAGACTGGGCACTCGCTCACCTACTTCGACGACTCCTCGTTCAACACCTACTAAGGCAAGAGACATGGCATACCAGAATCCAGCAAGGCACCCCGTCGTCCCTACGGCCAGCACCGTCCACGGCGAAGAGCCAACGCCAGGCGGGCTGGCCAACGGCGAGATCGGCGTGAACTCCTACGATGGCAAGATTTTCATCGGGGCTCCGGATGGTGGCGTACGGGCCATCTCCTCGTCCCCGGTCTTCCCTTCAGCCGAGGGATTCCGGGCCGCGGCTCTGATTCCGACCGAGGGCGAGGCGATTATGAACGGCCTCAGCGGCACGCTTTACGGCTCGGACAGCGTGACCCCCGGTGGCAATCATTCCGATGAACAGCGTATGCGTGACGGCATCCACTGGGCACAGACGTTCTACAGCAACGGCGAGATGAAACTCGGTCAAGATGCCGTGGACGACTGGAGCGACGGGGTGCTGTACGCCTACAATCCAGACTCACAAGCACTCGTCTCCTACAACAGGGGCGAAGCCTGTTTCTTGTACTGGACGGGGGCCGCGAGCCAGACACTCAGCATGAGCGGCACGAACGCCCTGACTGGCGGCACAGTCGAGTTCGACTACGGTGTCGGTGGAGGCTGGGTCGCAACCAAGTCGCAGACATACGCCACCGCCGGCTACTACGTCGTGAAGGTTCGGTGGACCGGCGGCGTCGGTGGTGGGTCGCTCGACCTTGGCAACTCGCCGACGAACAACGAGTCGACCCTCTTCCTGCTCAAGAAGCACGTCGCCGCCGTCTACTCCACTGGCGGCAAGGTCGCAACCCTGACCGTCGGTGGTGCCGTAAACCTCTCGGCGTGCTGTGTCTTCCACCAATACCCAACCGGAGGAGTGTCGAACTCGAACTACACCGAGTTCTACCAGTACGCTCCGTACATGAGGTTCGGGTCGGCCGGGGCAGCGGGCGACGCCCGAATCCGAGGCAGAGCGTACTACCCGCCGCTCCACGGGACGAAGTCCCCGGTCACCACGGCCAACTCGACTGACCGCAGAAGGATGGTGACCACGTATGCCTTGACTACGTGGCTCGTAGACAACTTCGCCGGCAACTTCGAGACCTACAAGCAGGCTCGTCTCCGCTACTTCGCTGCGGGCGACTTTGACTCATCGATCGCTAGCGAGTCCGTTGACGGCGGGACGATGCTGTCTGGCGATAACTTCAACATCGAGACCTTCGACGGGTTCAAGGGGCTGAGTAGTGTGCCGCCCAACCTGAGTGGGTTGCTCGCGTTGGGCACGATTGGCGTGCTGAAGTTCGGTTCTCTAGTCAAGCCGGAGTTCATGCAGGACCTTTACAACAAGGTTACCGGCTTTTTCCAGGTCAGAGCCCTCTGCCTTGACGTCCCGCTGGGGTCACCGCCGGTTACGCTGGACATTAACCAACACGGCCTCCCGAGCCTCGTGTACGCGACGTCAGATTCGTTCCCGTCGAAGGTCACGCTTAAAAGGACGGTCAAGGACACCAACAACCTGAATATGACGATGGCTACGGCAGCCCCGTTTAAGGCCGGCGGCACTCCACCGCTGACTGAGGCTCTCATCACCGTGCCTGGCAAGACTCCGGCCGACGCCGGAACGATCACCGCCGGGGCAGCCGCACAGTTGACGAGGTTGTCTGTCAAGAACGAGTTGGGGCAGCGGCTCAAGGTCGTCGGCCCGTGGAACGCCGGGATCAACAATATGTCCCTGCCCATCGACTTCGACGCGTTTGGCGACGACTCGCCTTTCGACTTCCTGATACCGGCTGGCTCTTCGTTCGGTTCGGGGCAGTTCATGCAGGGGCGAATCTTTGGCAACCTGTACGGCAAGGTCCACCTCGATCCGGCCGGGACGAACTACACCAACCTGTTCGGAGATCCGGCGGTCTCGGTGAACGGCATACTCGAACCGGCGTCATATGATTCGTTTCTCGCGTGGATGCGTCACCAGCATGACTCTGGGTACTTCGCCAATCCGCTGACCATCGGTGCGAAGACTGCCAAGTACACCGCGGCTGGTGCTGTGGACCGTGCCTACCTCGTGAGCCAGGGCTGGACGATCGGCGACGGCGGACAGGCGTGATGAGTGTACTGGTACAATGTCCTCATGGCGTACCAGTGCAAAACTGAAGAGGGGCAGATTTTCTCGGACTTCTGCTCCATGTTGAAGCACGCTCGCGGAGACTTCGCCGGCCAGCCGTTCCACCTGGAAGACTGGCAGGCGAAGTACTTCGACGAGTTGCTCGGCACGAAGAACGACGACGGGCTCAGGCAGTACCGGCGGACGTTCGTTGCCCTGCCCAGAAAGTCTGGAAAGCAGGTCCCCCTTGATACAACGCTGATTACCCCGACGGGCAAGACCACGATGGGCGAGGTGAAGGTCGGCGACGACCTCGTTGGCCTCGACGGCCTGCCTTGCAAGGTGGTCGCGAAGAGCGAGGTCGACCACAACCCTGACTCCTACGAGATCGAGTTGTCGTCCGGTGAGGTCATTGAGTGCGACGGCAACCATGACTGGACGGTGACCAGCCGCTACTGGGGGAAATGGCGGGACGCACCCGAGTACCGCGTGATGTCCACCCGCGAGTTGCACGAGAGCAAACTCCGCTACGGCCAGAACTGGCGGTTCAGGCTGCCGACGGTGATCTACCAGGGCACCGAGCGAGACCTGCCAGTGCCCCCGTACATCCTGGGGTCGTGGCTCGGAGATGGGTTCAGTGACCAGCCAAAGATTTGCGGTCTCCGTGGCGATCTGTCTCCACTCCTTGACGAACTCGGGAAGACTGGATGGGACTGGGATGTCAAGGACAACATGGAGTGCCACAAGAGGGCGGACTTCTGCCTCGTCCGTATTCGCGGCGTCCGTGGCCTATGGCGAAAAGCGGGCTTTCCGGACGGACGAGTGAAACGGATCCCCGATCAGTACATGCACGCCTCGGTCTCGCAGCGAGTCGCTCTGTTGCAGGGTCTCCTTGATACCGACGGTCAGTGCGGCAATCGCGGTAGCATTAGGTTCGACCAGAAGAAGGGCCCGCTGATCGAGGATGTCCGTGCCCTCCTTGCGTCTCTCGGTATCTACGCCAAGGTCCGATATTACGACGCAAAGTTCGACGGTCGCGTCGTTGGCACCGCCGGCTCCATCAAGTTCAAGCCGCCGGCGTGGCTCACCCGTCCGTTTCGGCTCCCGCGGAAGAACGCTCGCGTCAAGCCGGCGTACGAAGACGGCTCACGCAAGATCGTCGCCGTCCGAAGGACTGACCGCAAGGTGCCGATGCAGTGCGTTCAGGTTGTCGGTGGCAACTACCTCTGCGACACATTCGTCCCCACGCACAACTCGGCGATGCTGGCGGCTCTCGGGCTCTACATGCTGCTCATCGACGGCGAGGCTGGTGCCGAGATCATCGTTGCCGCCGGCGACCGTAACCAGGCAGCCCTCCTGCACACAGCCGCCAAGCAGTTCCTAGAGTCGTGCCCGGCTCTCGGGAGAATGTGCAAGGTCTTCCGGAACAGCATCGTGGTCGACGAGACCCACTCTACGTTCATGACTGTGTCGTCCGACGCCGGCTTGAAGCACGGCTTGAACCCCTCGGTCGTGCTGATCGACGAGTACCACGTTTTCCGCGACAGCGAACTGGTGGACGTTCTGGAAACTGGAATGGGGGCCCGGTCGCAGCCGTTGCTGGCGTACATCACGACGGCGGGCAACACGATCGGCGGTCCGTGTCACCGGCTGTGGGAGAGGGCACGGCATGTCCAGGACGGCATCGTGTCGGACCCAGCCTTTTACCCGTGCATCTGGGAGGCGAACGACAAGGACGACCCGTTCGACATCGAGACAGCCAAGAAATGCAACCCGAACTTCGGCATCACGACGAAGCCGGAGTACTTCGAGAACTGGATCAAGCGTGCGAAGGAGTCTCCGAGCGACGAGGTGACCTACAAGACGCTGCACTTGAATCTCTGGTGTACGGGCTCCGACAAGTGGCTCCGGCACGGTGCCTACCGGGACTGCATGGCCCCGCTCGATGAGGACCGCGGCGAGATGGGGGCCTACATTGGCGTCGACTTGTCGTCCACGTCCGACACGACAGCGGTCTCGATCGTCTGGCCCGACTTCTCGGGCGGCTACGATGTCGAGAACCACATTTTCATCCCCGAGGAGGGTGCGGCTCGCCGTGAGCGTCAGGACCGCGTCCCCTACCGAGAGTGGGCGAAAAAGGGCTGGGTGACGATGACTGAGGGCGACGTGATCGACTACGATGTCGTCTACAGGCATATCGTGGACCTCTGCGAGCGGTGGGATGTTCGCGGGATTGCCATCGACCGCTGGAATGCGACCGGCACGATCACGAGGCTCGCGGCGGAGGGGCTGCCCGTAAAGCCGTTCGGCCAGGGCTTTGCGTCGATGTCCGCCCCCATCAAGGCACTCGAAGCCGCTATACTGAAGAAAGCGGTTCGCTTCGGCGACAATCGCAGCCTGGAGTGGCAGTTCAGCAACGCTACGGTAAAGCAAGACCCTGCGGGCAACGTGAAACTCGTCAAGCCGAAGGACCACTCGAGTCCCGTACGCATTGACGCGGCAGTCGCCACCGTGATGGGCGTTGGGCTGGCACTCGCGGAGTTGCCGAACGATATCGACTACAACATAGAGATCATCTGATGGCCGACATCGATCCCGAACTCGAACTCGACATCCGCTCGCTCGCCGGCACCTCGGTGTGGGGGCCGTTCTGGGAATCGATGCGTTGCAACAACGCCTCGAAGATTGCGATCACACCGGAGAACAGTCTCAAGGCTTCCGCCGTCCTGGCTTGCGTTCGCGTGAAGGCCGAGTCGATGGCGTCGTTGCCTCTTCATGTCTATCGCCGTCTCCCTGGGGGCGGGAAGGAGATCGCGGAGGTTCCGCTCGAGCGGATCATAAACCGCGAACCCAACGGGTGGCAGACCTCGTTCGAGTTCGTCGAACTGATGGTCTCGTGGATGATGTTGTACGGGAACGCCTACGCTCTCCAGAAGTCTGGACGAAGCGGTGCCGTGACCGAACTCATCCCGCTCCACCCGACCCGCATAACGGTCGAGCGGCTCCAGAACGGCTCCCTCCGCTACGTCTACAACGACCCCAGCGACGACACGCTGAAGCGGTATCGGCAGTCGCAGGTCTTCCATCTCCGCTGGCTCTCCTCCGACGGTGTCCTCGGCTACGTGCCGTCGTCGCTGTCGCAGGAGACGATCGCTCTCGCTCGAGCGGCTGAGATTTTCTCTGGTGCGTTCTTTGGGAACGGTGCCAGGGCCGGCACTGTGCTCGAGTCGGACAACCCGCTGAAGCCCGAGACGATGAAGCGGCTGCGGGACACGTTCAACGATATCCACCAGGGTGCGAACAACTTCAACAAGACCGCGGTCCTCCCGCATGGCATTCATCTGAAGGAGATGCCCACCGACGCGGCCGCGGCCTCGCAACTGATCGAGACTCGACGCTTTGCCGTCGAGGACATCGCTCGGGCCATGCGAGTCCCACCGTACATGATCGGGCTGCTCGACAAGTCGTCGTTCGGCTCGATGGAGCAACAGGCACGCGACTTCATGACGTTCAGCCTGGTGCCAGAAATCAAGCGGTTTGCAGCCGCGGCTACTCGCGACATCCTGACTCAGGACGACCTTTTCATTGACTTCGACACCACACTCTTCCTGCAAGGCGACTTCGCCAGCCGGTCGGCGTGGGTGCGGGAACTATTCCATATCGGCGTCCTGAGCGTCGACGAGGTGCGAGCAGCCGAAGGTCTCAATCCGCTTCCGGATGGAGAGGGCGACAAGAGGTTCGTTCAGACCTCGATGGCGTTGCTCTCGGCATTTACTGAAGAGAACCCTACAGCACAAGCAAACGTCATGCACGCCAACCCAGACCCTGGTCAGGCTGGCACGCACGACGAGAACCCAGTTGAGAGCGAACAACCAGTCCCAGGCGAGGCAGACGATGAGTGATCTTGACATCCGTATGGTCGAAGCCGCACCGACCCTCGAAGTGCGGTCGGACGAGAACGGCAAGACCGTCATCCGTGGCGTGGCCGCCCTCTACAACAGCGAGAGCCGCGACCTTGGTGGCTTCACGGAGGTCCTCCTCCCCGGTGCCTTCGACCGTGCGATGGCCGACCCGAAACTCGACGTGTTCGCGAAGTTGGACCACGAGCGTGTGCTCGGCCGGTCGATCAGCGGCACGCTAGAACTCAGCCTGACTGAGCGTGGGCTCGAGTACGTGATCCACCCGAAGAAGGCCGACGCCGATGTTGTGGAGGCCCTCGAGCGAGGCGACCTCCGCGGATCGTCCTTCGCCTTCCGTATCGCCAAGGGTGGCGACCAGTGGGAGCGTCGCAGCGACGGCGTGACCGTGCGGACGATCAGCGACATTGAGTTCCTGGGGGACGTGAGCGTGGTACACACGCCGGCATATCCCGAGACCGACAACAAGGTCTACCTCTCGTCCCGCACGCTCGAGGCCGCCAAGGCCGAGTTCGAGCAGCGTGAGCACCCCGTGCTCGCGGACGCCGAGGAGATCGAGGCCGAGGACGCCGCCCTGATCCCCGAGCCACGCTCCGAGGAGCCTGCGGTGGACGAGCGGACCCTCGCCGCCAAGGCCGCGGTAAGGATGCTCGATCGGATCGAGAAAGATCGTCAGGTTCGTGAACTCATTGGGCAGTTGCGTGGCTCCTGAAGCGACGCGGACTTCTCGCACTGTGCTACACTATAGATATCGGCCAGCGGCTCGCTGGTAGTCTTCAACCAGAAGAGGTTTTTGAATGTCTCGTAAACTGAAGTCTCTCCAAGACCGAGCCGCCGCTGTCGCAGCCCGCCTTGGCGAGTTGACCGCGTTGGAAGATCGTTCGTCCGAGCAGGACGCCGACCTGGACCACCTGATCGCTGAAGCCGACGAAGTTCGTGCGGCTATCGTGCGTGAAGAGAAGATCGTCGCCAAGGAAGAGGAACTGCGTGCCGTTGTGGAACCAGCCTCTCCCGCCAAGCCTGACCCAGAAGTGGCTCCCGCCGCTGTCGAAGTACGCCAAGAAAAGGAAGAAGCAAAAGTGGAAATCCGTTCGGCCCTCCCACACCACACTGAACTCCGTGCGTTCAACAAGAGCGACCGCGACGTGGAACTCGCCTACCGTATGGGCAAGTGGCTCGGTGCCACGGTCTACGGTCGCGAAGACGACAAGCGGTGGTGCGTTGATCACGGCGTGATCGAAGCCCGTACGCTGACCGTCGGTGGCGACACCGCCGGCATTGTGCCGGCCGAGTTTGCTGCCAAGATCGTGCGTCTTGTCGACGAGCACGGCGTTGCCCCGAAGGTGTGTGACAACGTGAGCATGGCTCGCGAAGTCTACAACATCCCGAAGCGTACCGGTGGCGTGGTGGCTAACTTCGTTGCCGAGTCGGCTGCGATTGGCCAGAGCGACCCGACCTACGCTCAGGTGCAACTGACGGCTCAGAAGTTGACCGTGGCGACTCGCCTGAGTGCTGAGTACGTTGCGGACAGCATCGTGAACATGGTCGACCAGGTCGCCCTCGAGTTCGCGACTGCGATCGCCAAGAAGACCGACGAGTGTCTGTTCATCGCTGACGGCTCGGCCGGCTTCGGTAGCATGACCGGTGTCATCCCCCTCCTCGGCCTGCCTGCTCATGCTGGCGGCGTCGTGACGGCTGCGGCTGGCAACACCAGCGTCGAGACCCTCGACAACGACGACTTCCTCGCTTGCATCGGCAAGGTGAAGTCCTACGCTCGTGGTGGCTCGGCTTGGTTCGTGTCGCCAGTGGTCTACCACGCTGCTATGCTTCGCCTGAAGTACAGCGGTGGCGGGAACGACAAGGACTCGCTGTCGCAGGGCAGCGTGGGCACGTTCCTCGGCTACCCCGTGTACCTCGTCGAGTGCATGGACGGCACGCTCGGTGCTGACCCCAGCAAGCCCAAGGCTCTGTTCGGCAACTTCAAGCAGGCTGCCATCCTCGGCCGTCGCAGCGAGTTCTCGGCTCGCATGTTCGACCAGGTCTATGCGACCACGGACGAACTGCTCCTCCAGGGCAAGTGCCGCTTCGACATCAAGGTCCACGACGTTGGCTCGGCCAGCGAGAGTGGTGCCGTGGTGGCCCTCGAGACCGCGGCTTCCTAAGGCTGAGTCTCTGTAGTACGAAAAGCGGAAGCCTCCAGGGAAACCTGGGGGCTTCTTGCTTTTTGTGGCATGGGACCGGGTACAATAAAGGCATGGGCGGACAACTACTCTTCTAGGAGCCTGACATGGCGAAGAAACGCAAGGTAGCACCACTGAAGCCGCAGCAACCACCGAAGAAGCAACTCTCGCCAAAGTCACCCAATCAAGCCGCCTATCTCGAAGCCATAACCAAGAACGACATCACGTTCTGTGTCGGCCCCGCTGGCTCGGGCAAGACCTCGCTCGCCGTGGGCATGGCTTGCAAGTACCTGATGGAAGGTAGGGTCGAGAAGATCGTCATCACCCGTCCAGTCGTCGAATCAGGCAAGGGGCTCGGGTTCCTGCCTGGCACGTTGACCGAGAAAGTGATGCCGTATCTCGTCCCCGTCATGGAGGAGATGAAGTTGTACCTCGGGCTCGACAACTTCGGGCTGATGCGAGGTGCAGCCAACATCGAACTGTGCCCGCTGGAGTACATGCGTGGCCGCAACTTCCACAATACCTTCATGCTGCTCGACGAGGCACAGAACGCCACGCTCGAGCAGATCAAGATGTTCCTGACCCGTATCGGCATCGGCTCGACCGCGGTGGTGAACGGTGACGCCTCGCAGACCGACCTCGACTACCGACAGGCCGGCGGGCTCGACTTCTGCCTCCAGCGTCTCTGCGGCATCCCCGGCGTCTCTGTCTGTGAGTTGGCTGGCGAGGACATTGTGCGAAACAAGATCATCGCAGCCGTCCTGGGAGCGTTGCAGGCATAGGCGTGCTAGAATGAGGGTAGGAGACCCTCGCATGCCTGATACCCCCCAGCCAGCACCCGAGCCAACCGTGAGCAGCGGCACCCTCATCGCCACGGCCATCGGCTGGTTCATGAGCAAGCCGCCACTGCGGAAGTTGCAAGACATTGCCATCGCCACGCTCGCCGCTCTTGTGATCGGCGTAGCGTGGACGGCGTACCAGAACCGAGATGAGATCGTCAGAGAGATCGTCAGCGTGAACCGCGGGCCTCACTTGGACGTGCAGAAGGCCGCCGAGGCACTGCCGCGTTTGTGGCACAAGGTCGACCGCCTCGGGTGCATCGCCGTTCAGGTCTACGCGGTCAACCTCGAGGCTAACACGATCGAACTCGTCGCCGTCGACGGTCGGGACCGTGCCCTGATTGACGCTGTCCGCACGGCCGGCGTCAGGACCACGTTCATCTCGACAGCCCTCGGCCACGAGGGGGACGCGATGCGTGTGGCCGCAGCGATCATGCAGGGCGACCCGACCTTCGGCAAGCAGCCGCTCGAGCAGCACCGCGGCGTAGACTTCCCGACCGTGCATGCCCTCTTCGTGCCGCTCCCAGACGAGCCGGGCACGATCCTGCAAGGGGTGGTGGTGTGCAACTGGGACATCACGACAGACGTGGACGAGGACTCGATCGACGTTCGCACCGCCAGGCTCGAAGTAATGGAGTACGCCTCTGAGGTGACGCGATGATTTTTCGGGGGGGGTGTTACGGAACCTATGCCCAAAAATATTTCGGCAGATGGTGGGAGGTGAGGCGATGAAACTTTTCGGCTGGTTTCGCAAGCCCGACCTGTTCGGTGCTCCACGGAGCCCGCAGTGGCGTACCGTGAGGGACGCTCACGTCGAGGAACACCCCCAGTGTTTCGCGTGCGGGTCGTTCCATGACATCGAGGTCCACCATATCGTCCCATTCCACGTCGACCCGTCGCTCGAGTTGGAGCCCGACAACTTACTCTCCATGTGCCACAACTGCCACTTCAGGGTCGGACACCTCGGCAACTGGCGGAAGGTCAACGAGCGTGTGACATACCAGTGTCTCTCTGAGCGTCATGGTAGACTTTCCTAGACACTCTAGGAGGTCAGCATGGACGTGCAAGTTGGGCGAGCAGTTGCCGGTCTGAAGGTCAAGTGCGTGATGTCGGTGTCACGCCTCATGTTCAGCGACAATGTGCTGGCCCTGACGCAAACGCTCACTGCGATGGGCATCCACCCGTCGATTGTCCAGGGGGCCTTCTGGCACCAGTGCATGGAGGGAGGGCTGGAAGACAGCCTGGACTCCGACGTCATCCTGACGGTCGACCACGACAGCGTATTCCGGGCCTCGACGGTGGAGGCACTGATTGCCCTACTGCTCCAGTCCGGCTATGACGCCATCGCCCCGCTCCAGTCGAAGCGGATGTCGAATGCGGTGATGTTCTCGAAGCCTGGCGTGAACCCAGGGGAGACGGTAACCGTCGACGACGGCTGGTTCAAGAAGCCGGTCCAGCCGGCGGACACTGCACACTTCGGGTGTACCGTCATCCGCACCGACGCCCTCAAGCGGACCAAGAAGCCGTGGTTTCTGTCGACCCCCGCGGACGACGGTGGCTGGCGGGGAGACCATATTGACTACGATATTCACTTCTGGCAGCAGTTCCGGAAGGCCGGCAACCGCCTGGGAGTCGCGACAAACATCTCGGTCGGGCACGCTGAGTTGATGGTGACGTGGCCATCCCTGACGTCCGGCACGGGCAAGACGATCCAATACCCGAATGAGTTCTGGGGTGGTGCGGCACCGCCCGAGGCTCACGGCGTGCTACAATAAAGGAGAGGCATGCGATACCGAGTACTGATTCCATTCCACTGGCACCGACGCGGTCAAATCCTGGATGCGGCTGAGATCCGCCGTCTGGACGTGCGGTACTACGTCAAGAAGGGGATGCTCGAGGTCTACGAAGAGGAGCGAGCAGTCGCCCCGCCAGAAAAAGTCGAAACGGCAGTCAGTAAGCCCAAGCGGACGAGGAAAAGCGACTAATGTGTGATTGCTGCGACGACTACTACTGCGGTGGGTGCAACGGCAAAGACGACCCCGTCCTCGGCGGCGGCTCTGACTACCTCTACGGCGTCACGCCGTACGTCAAAGTGACCTCGAGCACTCGAGGGCTCACGACTGACACTAGCCCGATCGTGACCCTAGCAGAGGCGAAGCAGCACTGCCGAGTAGACATCAGCGACGACGACGCTCTCATTCAGGCGTACATCAACGCCGCGGTGGACTACGTCTCGGGGCGAACGGGGAAGAGCCTCGGGCTCACGAAGCACACTGTGTACTACTCGTCATTCCCACCCGGCAAGGATCCGCTCGTCCCTCCGTACCCCAACTCAACGATCTACGGGCTGCCGTCGGAGACCTTCATCTCCTACAACTCCACCAACGGCGGCACGAACATACTCACTCTCGGCACAGGCGGGCTCGGCATCATAACGGACGCCAACCCGTCCCCGTACGTGCCGACGTCTGGTGCGTGGCCGGCTGACTACACGTTCACTGGCTCGGACTCGTCCTACATCAGGTTCACCTACTACACCTCCGCCAACGGCACGTACTTCAGCACCAGCCCGCAGTGCAAACTCGCAGTGCTGATGCTCGTCGCCCACTGGTACACCGCCCGCGAGCCGGTGACCACGGGCCTGTCGTCGCAGAACAACACCGTACCGTACACCCTCGACGTCCTGCTCGCCTCGTCGACAGACATCTCTTTCTAGGAGCCCTTGAATGGCAGTCACGTCCTCAATCACTCAGGCGATCTCGTTCTCGGAGTCAGGTGGCTCTGGCATCGCTACCTCGAACCGCACGACCGCTGTCGCCCCACAGGTCACGATGACGACCTCGGCTACCGGCGTGAACATGGTCTGGTCGACGACGTTCAATCTCACCGGTCCGGCTCTGCTCGACCTCGACCTCTACGATACCAACGCTGGTGGCGGCGACGACGACGATCGAGGGTCGATCCGATTCGCCAACATCCACGGCATCGTCTTCAACTTGACTTCGGGCGAGTGTGATGTTGGCGATCAGGCCGCAACCAACCCGTGGACTTCAGCACCGCAGGGAGCCACCGGGCCGTTCGACCTTGTCGGGCCTGCTTCGCTGACGCTCCTCAACGCTCAGTCCTTCGGCCCAGTGTCCGCCACGAACCGCACCGTGCGGATCTCGTGCCCATTCACGAAGACTGCCGTCGGTAGCATCACGTTTATCGGCGAAGGGACCATTCTCTAATGCTGCACTCCGGCGAGATGCGAGAGCGGATCACCATCCAAGTCCCGTCGTCTACGCGGGCTGCGGGTGGTGCTGCACGCCTCGGCTGGAAGAATGTAGCAACCGTGTGGGCGAAGGTCTCCTCGCTCTCGGGGCGTGAGGTGCTCCAGTCGATGCAGGCGAACGTGATCGTGACTCACCGGCTCTACATGCGTTTTCGCAGCGACGTGAACCCCGAGTCTCGCGTCACCTGGCGTGGCCAGACGCTCGAGGTGGTCGTCGCACTGCCGAAGAACAACAGGTCCGAACTCGAAGTGCTCTGCAAAGAGGTGGAATGATGGCGTCGCCTAAGTTCCCCACCGCAGCGGTCACGACGAACAAGGACCGTGCGAATCAGTTCATCCACATCAACATGGTTGGGTGGGAAGACTGGGTCGATGAGTTGAGGGCGATCTACGATAGCCTGGACCCCCGCGTGCTGAAGAACCTGATGCGTCGGGCCGCGGTCCCTGTCCGCGACGGCTACAAGAACGCCGTGAAGCCACACGACCAGACGGGCAACCTGGCGGCGAGCACGACGATCAAGGTCAAGGCATATGACCGTGCCACCGTGGCGATCGCGGGGCCAGAGAACACGGGCACGCAAGGGGCCTCGGCCGACCGACCCTCCGGCAACCACGCCTGGCTCGTCGAGTTCGGTAGCGACCGCCGCAAGCCTGGCACACAGGGCCGCCGCACCTACATCAACACGCACAAGTCGATCAACAACCGGATGCAGAGTCACCGGGTGATGGACGAGGGCACGTTCGCCAGCCAGTCACGAGGGGTCTACTTCCTGATGGGCTCGAAGAACGAGCCGACTCGCCAGGCACGCATGGGGAAGGGCTACTCGCACGACTTCATGGTTGGCGAGGACGGCGAGATGCACCCGATGACACTCGGCCCTGGGGACACCTACGGGGCGATGCCAGCCCTCGGGCTCATGGCGAACGTGATCGCCGCACAGACATCCAGGTCGCAAGAGATCATCGCCGAGGGGATCGAGAAAATCATCGCTAGTAGAGGGGGCACCCCGTGAGCCATCCAGCCACGCCTGAAATCTTCGTCAACCACCGGCTGAACTCCGACCCGGACATCGTGGCCCTGACGGGCTACCGGCACTACGCCATCTTCGTCCCCAAGGTGGGCGGCGAACTCCCGTTCGTGGTCTACGCTCGCAAGAACTCCTCCGGCGAGGACAACCTACAGCGTGGCCCTGTCGGGCTCCCCCAGACTCACCTCCAAATCTCCTCGTGGTCGGAAGATCCCGAGGAAGCCCGGCGTCTCGGCGACCTGGTCCGCAAGGTGCTCGACGGTCGCCCCGGCGTTGTGGGGGATGCTACAATAGTAGATATACGCCTCGTCTCGGAGGCTGACGATTTCGTGGAACCTCAAGGTGCGGGGGCTCAACTCCCACTCGCCTACGAGGTCCGGCAACTTTACCAAGTACGCTGGCAACAGTAGTAGCCAGACCTTCTAGGAGTTTTCAATGGCAGTTTCCTCACAGGGGCTCACCTTCACCTTCGGTGGCACGACCCTCTCCGTCACGAACGTCTCCGTCAACGAGACGCAAGACCTCATCGACGCCACGGACCTCGGCGTGGCTCAGAACTCCCGCCGCATTTACGTTGGTGGTTTCGCGAGCGACGCGGAAGTGACGATCGAGTACTTCGGCGACTTGCTCACGAGCGGCACGAGCGGTGCTCTCGTCATCGCTGGCCCGATCGCCTACACCGGCACGGCAACGATCTCGAGTTCGTCCGTTTCGGCTTCGGTTGGCGACCTGGTCCGTGGCTCGGCGACCTTCCGAGTCGTCTAGTCTAGCACAGCGAAAGCAACTCAATGGCAGCCTTTACGTCTACCGGCGGCGTGATCAACTGGGGTGGTACCTTCATCACCCCCCGGTCGATCTCGTTCAACTCAGCGTCGGCTGAGACCGTGACGATACCATGGCTCCACAGTCCCAAAAACACTCCACCTGCGGTCGTCCCGACGGGCGACTTTCAGGGAGGGGGGATCTCGGTTGAGTTCACAAGAGACCCCGGCAGCGGGAGTATGACTTCGCTCGTCGGGCAGTCGTCGCCTTGGATCTACACTGACGACAAGGGGTACACGCTCGCCGGCACGAACATGCTTCTCGTGTCATGCACTGAGAATGTGGCGACGGGGGCGGTGGTGACAGGTACACTTGAGTTCGTGCTGACAGCGTTCAGCGGGAACAACTGGTCCTGACCGAGGTTTTTTCATGGGTATGCTTTCAAAGGGTGCGATCCTCGCCGCGGACGACATCAAGATCAAGACCGTAGAGGTGCCCGAGTGGGGCGGCTCGGTCGGCTTGCGTGTCATCAGCGGTTTAGACAGAGACAAGTTCGAGCAGTCGTTCAGCGACAAGGAACTGGGAAACTTCCGCATTCGTTTCCTGGCTGCTTCGTTGTGCGACGAGAACGGCGGACGGCTTTTTACCGACGCGGACGTTGAGGAACTCGGCCGGAAGTCCAGCCTGGTGATCAACCGTCTCTTCGGCATGGCGTTCGCCCACAGTGCATTTACAGGCGAGGCCGTCGAAGAACTGGGAAAAGACTAGAGGACCGGCCCGAGCGAAGATTCTACTTCGTACTAGCGAAGACGCTCGGCATGTCGGTCAAGAGGTTGCTGAGGGAGGTTGACTCGGAGGAACTCGCGGAGTGGTACGCGTACCACCAGCGATGGCCACTCGACGACGGGTGGCAGCAGACGGCTCGGCTCTGTCGCGTTGTCTGTGCTGCCAGCGGCAACTTCAAGCGTGTCCCTCAGGAGAAGGACTTCATCCCAACTGCGATACGCCAGAGCCAGACGGCAGAAGACATGGTTGCCGAGTTGGCGAAACTCGGCGGTGCGAAAGCAGTAAAGGGCCCAGATGGCACGCAACCTCAGTAAAATCTCCGCAGTCATCTCGGTGAACACCCAGGAAGCCCGTCAGCAGTTGGCGGGCTTTGCTGGGGACGCCACGAAGTACGCGAAGTCTCTCGATTCGTCGTTTCAGAACACGTCGAAGCGTATCCAGAGTTCGTTCGAGAACATCTGGACTGCCCAGCAGAAGATTCAGCGGCAACTCCAGGCCGGCATGCAGGCCGGTGTGAAGCCCGAGGTTCTCCGCTCGTTCGCTGACACCAAGGCACTGGAAGCCGAGGCGGCGAAGATCGTCGAACTCCGCAAGCGTGCCATGGGCATGATGACGTCGCAGGGGGAGAACGCCGCCAATGCCGATATCGACAAGATCGCTGCCGCGTTCACGAAACTGAACGACATTCTCGTCCGCACTGGACAGGTCTCCCCCAAGGCTCTCAAGGCTCTCCGAGAGGGCATCGCCGGTGTAGGTGCGTCAGTCGCCGGCATCTCGCAGCAAGACGCACGGCTTGGCACTGCCGCGTCGCTGCGGGACGACTTCAGCCGCAAAAGCACCAACGAGTGGTTCCAGGCACAAGACCTCTCTGTCGCAATCAAGCAGATGGAGGCGTATCGACGCATCCTGCGGCAACTCAAGGCCGAGAACGATAAGCCGCTCAGGTCAGCCTTCGAGAAGATGGCGAAGGCTCAGGCGAAGGCCGCCGCAGTCGACCCGGTCGACACGAAGAAGTTGGCCGCCGCCAGGGCTGAGGTCGAGAAGACTCGCCGAGAGTTCGAGAAACTCGCAGCGACGATGGCACGCACGCAAGGCGGCGGGGCCAGGAACCTTCGGACACCCGGCGGCATCCGCAACATGGTGGACCAGTCCGCCGAGGGTTCAATCAACTCTCAGTGGGGGACGAAGGCCGGTCTCGCGATCCAGCAGTTGACCTTCGCGTTCGACGACTTCCAGTCCGCCACTGGTGGCCTGGACGCGAAGATCCGTGCGATGGGCAATAATATCTCACAGTTCGGCTTGATCGCTGGCGGGACGGCAGGCTTGATCGGCGGCGTGCTCATGGGGGCGATGCTTCAGTTGTACGCCTCGTACATGAAGCATCTGGACGCCCTGAATGACAGTGCTGCGGTGACGAAGGTCGTCGCGGCAGAGGAGCAAAAACTCGTAGCCGCACGCCAGAAGCAACTCGACGTCATCAAGTCAATCAGCGAGGCACTCAGGGGTGCTGGTCTCAGTGAGCAGCAAAAGAAGGAGTTGGCCGCAAACAAAGAAGCGGAAGACTTCCAGGCCGCGGCGGAGCAGGAGGCCAGGGCGAATATCGGCATCGCCGACCCTGAACTCCGCAGGCTGCGAGCCCGCAACGAGCAGATCGAGCAAGAGTTGGCCAAGCCGGAAACGACGCTCGCGAGACGCCGCCAACTCCAGCAAGAGCAGCGTGGGCTCCAGCCACGCATCGCGTCCCGCGAGGAACAGTTGCTCGAGCAGGAGTCGGTCACGGCGACGCAACTTTTCGACGGGTTCGTCAGAGAGTTCAACGACATCATCGCCGCCGGCGGCGAGTTCAGCGGCATGTGGGATCTCAGCGGGCAACTCGACAACATCATCGGACTACGGGACCAAGTCCCGGCTGAAATGTTCGACGAGATGGTCCGTGAGTTCCTGGAGAGGTGGGCCTCACAGAATCAGAACCTCGAAGGCACGTTCACCGCTGGTAGGCTGTTCAACCAAGGGGAGAGAGCCGCCACGATCGGGCAGAACCGAGAAGCACGGGAAGCCTGGCTGAGGTCACAGGGGATCGGTGACATGATCCCGACCTTCCGCGGTGCCGAGGATGATCTGAATCGCGTAAGCGGCATCGTCGGACAGGCGTTCGGTGACATGATCCCCGAGCAGTACCTCGCCACGATCGAGGACATCGGCTTGGAGATGGACCACGTCTGGGAGCAACTCTCCAGCGGTGCTATAAATGCACAGCAAGCCGCCGCGGAGATGGAGCGTCTGAACGGCGAGTTGGAGAACGTCTCAGCGACCGCGAGGCAAGCGGCGGCTGACGCCGCCAACGAGAAGAAGGCTCGCAACCTCCTGGCCGACATGCAGATCGACGCGTTCAATCGCGAGCAGGAGGCCAAGAAGCAGTTCTACGAGCAGTCGGATATGTTCTCCACGGAGCGGGCAATGGAGGGCGTACGGAAGTTCAACCTCGGTGCCAGGCAGACCGACGGCGTCACCGACGACCAGGCTCGCGAAGAGACCCTCTCCATGATGATGAGGGAGTTCGCACCGGCTATACTGCAACTAGCCAACGCACGCGAAAACTCGCTGCTCCAGGGGGCCAATATGTCTCCTTTGCAGATGCAGGACGTCAGCACGTCCGGCGGTGCTGCGGAGTATGCTAGACTGGTGTCGGGCGAAGACTCGGCGAAGAACGCGGACTTGGTTGAACTCCGGAAGCAGTCGGCACTGCTCGGTGAACTGGTACAACAGGCTGAGAACGAGGGGATACTGTAAGCATGGGAACTCTATACGAGTTAGCAACAGGCGGTTCATCTCGGGACGGCCGCTCGGGTGGCGTGGCAGACACGTACATCCGAAAGTTCAAGTACATCAAGAGCAGTCCGAGTGAGGGGTACTCTCTCCCGAACGTCACTGGCATCTACGTCGGTGCCCCGTATCCCGGAGACGCGAACTGCACATGCGTCTCGATTGACGACTCGCCGGAAGGAGAGTCGAGGCTCGTACGCAACTTCACGTACACCTACAAGACCGTTGCGAACACGAGCGGGCCGCAGCAGCAGCAGCAGCCGCCTGACGTGCGACCACCGAACTACTCCTTTCAGTTCGGGCTCGACTACGTTGCGACTCAGTCGTGGATCGCTGACCCGGTCGCAAACGGTGGCTGGGCGACCGCCACAACGCCAAACGGCGAGATCGTCACCGGGCTCGAGAAGCCGCAAGCCACTGCCGTGCTGAGAGTGAAGCAGTTCGTGACCAGCGATCCGGCCGGGTATTGTGAGTACGTGGGGACAGTCAACGACGGTCTCTTCACTGCGGGGTCGTTCTCGGCGATCGCACGCACGCTCCTCTTCCGCGGCATCGACGCACAGCCTGCCGTGGAGACGTACAACTTGCAGACCTACGCCGGCTGGAACGTGACGTACGAGTTCGCGTATCGCGAAAACTTCCAGATGATCAACTCAAACACGACAATCAACAACGACAACCAGTCCCTCGTCAATATCGGCTGGGACAAGGCAGTCCCACTGTCAAGCCGCAACGTTTGGTGCAGCACGGCCGCCGGGAACCAGTTCCTTGAGTTGACGGCGTTCCCGCTCGAGCACAACAAGAACGGAGCCATCAAGAGCGTCAATGATGGCAGCGGGCCGATCAACGGCCAGTACTTCTGGGCAGCCGACCCGAACGGCGGCGGCGGCACGGTGCAGAACACCCTCGCCAGAGCAATGGTCACGATCCCTGCCGTGAAGGGTGGTTTCACACAAGTCCCTGCCTCTGAGCCCAGACCGGTCAACCTCGACGGCTCCCCGCGGAAGAGCACGCTGAGGCCAATCGTACACCGACGTGGTTTCCACAAGGAGATCAACTTCAAAGTCACCCTTGGCTTGAGGAACTAATGAAGTACTCGCTGTCAGAGAAGACTGCTACCGACCTGCGGAGGCTCCTCAACTCCGCGAGCGAGCATGGTGTAGGACCCCAGGCATCCGATGCCGCTGGCCGCGACGTCGATGTCCCCGTCTACTTCCGCATCACGGAGGAGTTGCCCCCATGCGGTAGTGCGAGAGCCCTGGAGGCGGCACTCGTCCACCCGGACTGTGCCGACTTTGCAGACGTCAACGACGGTATCGGCGGCGTCAACATCGGGCAGGACGGGCATGGGACTGAAAAGGTCTATGACGTCGACCAGGCTGTCCGACGCTACAACGTCAGCGTGGGCAACCCGCCTGACACGCCACTCCCCGCCCACACGCACGTGCAGGCGATCCAGGAGAACACGCTCGACCCGATGACTGTCGGCCAGAGCGACTACGGCTTCTGGCGTCTCGTCACCGTGATGGGGTGCTCGTGCGAGTCCTCGTCGGGGGGATCGTCGTCGTCAGGCTCAGAGTCTCAGTCGTCACAGTCGTCTCAGTCGTCTCAGTCGTCCAACCCGCCCTCCTCCGACTCGTACTCCTCCCACTCGACCTCGTACTCGACCTCGCACTCTGCCTCCGACTCGTACTCTACCTCCGAGTCATACTCCGAGTCATACTCCGCCTCCGACTCACGCTCCGGCTCTGGCGGGTCTGATTCCGGTGGCTCCTCTGGTGGGTCTGATTCCGGTGGCTCGCACCCGCCGGGGTCCGACAGTAGCAAGAGCACGGCGATCGTCCCGGCCTCGTGGACCGACACAGGGTACGCGGCCCTCTTCATCGCCGAGATGCCAGACGTTCGGTTCGACGAAGTGATGACCGTCCGCGTGAAGCAGGAGTACGCTTGCATTCCAGTGGACCCCCGCTTCCTCGAAGTCTGCGAGGTCGAGACGATGTCGGTGGTCTCGGCATGCCCGAGCGAGCCGGTTGTGATCGGTGCCCTGTTCGTCGACGACCACGTTGAGTTGAAGTTCGCTGACCCGGACCCGTCCGTTGAGTTGACAGTTACACTGAGACTGTCAGCGATTCGACGCGGATTCCTCGGTGACCGGTTCACGCCGCGTACCGAGAGGCAGTTCATCCAGAACGAGCGGTTCATCAACTCAGCCTACGAAGCCTAATGCCGCCAACATACGGATCATCGAAGTCGTCGAGCAGTTCGTCGTCGAGCAGTTCGTCGTCGAGCAGTTCATCCTCGAGCAGTTCGTCCTCGAGCAGTTCGTCCGCGAGCAGTTCGTCGTCGGACTCAGGGAGCGGCACTGCCCCTGTGCTGTGCAACGAGAACGGCTGCGGGTGGGAGCGAGGACCGTTCGGGCAGTGGACAGAGTGGGTCTTGCTTTTCAACTCATGCAGCCCAGGTTGCTCATGTGCCGAGCCTGACTTCGCTCCAGACCCACCTGGCCCGACGACGTGGTTCACGAACTGCTACGAGATGCCATGATTCACTGCCCCAAGAAAGCATTCGAGGACGTCGTCACCACAAGGGGCTACGATCTGACCGAGTGCATGGCGTGCGTGGTGTCGATCCAAGAGACTGAGAAGAGCGGGACGGTCTACGGCGTCGACGAGACGCACCCCGCCTACCCGAGGTGGAAGACTGAGAAGCCGACGTCCGGAGTGGGCGGGCACCTCAAGGCACTGCTCGCAAAGTTCGGCATCAGGGCGACGCAGCATTGCTCCTGTACGAAGAGGGCCGCGTACCTCGACAGGATGGGTCCACAGTGGGCCGAAGAAAACATCGAAACGGTCGTTGACTGGTTACAGGAGGAAGCGAGAAAGAGACGCCTGCCATTTTTCCGGACTGCCGGAAGGATGCTTGTGCGTCGTGCTATAATGCTTGCGAAAGCGAGGTAGCAATGTTCAACTTCGACCGGGTCGTGTGCGTGTCGCTCGACCGTCGCACGGACAGAGAGCAGTCTTTCAAGCAGCGTATCCCAGCGGACTTCCCGTTCACCCAGCCGGAGATGTACCGGGCGATCGACGGGAAGAAGTGTAAGCACCCAGAGTGGTGGCGGCAGGGCGGCGGGGCGTGGGGCTGCTATCGCTCACACTGTCGGATACTCGAAGACGCCCTTCTCGACGGGATCGATAGCGTCCTGATCTTCGAGGACGACGCCACGTTCACCGACGACTTCTCCGCCAGGGTGGCCGCGTTCATGGAGAACGTCCCGGACGACTGGGAGCAGATCTACTTCGGCGGGCAGCACCTCAGACGCCCCCAGGAAATCACCGAGCATTGGGTGCGGTGCCTCAACATCAACCGCACGCACGCGTACGGTGTCCGCGGGCTGGGCATCAGGAAACTCTACAAGTGGCTCCACACGACGAACGACTGGCACAACAGGCACCACATCGACCACCACATGGGGCGACTGCACGGCAGCGGACGCATCAACGTGTATGCACCCGTCGAGTGGGTCTGCGGCCAGGCCGAGGACGGGCATAGCGACGTGTGCGGCAAGGCCGTCAAGGAAAGATGGTGGACCATGCGGAAGCCTGGCGAGCCCGCCCAAGAACGTCCGTTCGTCGCAGTCATGGGCGTACACCGCTCGGGGTCGTCTGCCACCGCGATGATCCTCCACAAACTCGGCGTCAGCATGGGCGACAAACTCAGCGGGTACGAGGGCCGCAACGGAGGTGGCGGAGAGGCGGTCGGCCTGTCGCGTATCTGCGAAGGGGTCGCCAAGTTCCCTACCGTTGGCATCAAGGACAAGGGGCACGCCCAGAAACGCCTCGGCGAGTGGATACGCGGCCGATGGCGTCGTGCCGGTGACCACATGGTCGGAGGAAAGTACCCGCACCTCTGTGCGATGGGGGACATCCTCAAGAGGACGTGTGGCAAGAGGCTCCGTGTCGTCAACTGTGTTCGCCCGCTCGAGGACTCCATCGACAGCCTGAACCGAAGGTCGGCAGTCTGCAAGGGATGGCTGGACCAGCCGCCTGACAAGTGCCGGGAGGTGCAGGAGTGGCTCCACGAAGAGAAGGAAGCGTTCCTCAGGGACATGGACGAGTCGCACGTGTTCAACGTCGACTTCGACACCCTAATGACAAACCCGAAAGTGATCGTAGACGGGCTCATTGAATGGCTCGGCCTGACGCCGACCGATGAGCAGTACGAAGACGCAATAAACCACGTGCGGAAGGAAGTGAAGCAGTGAAGAAGGCAATCGCAGTTCTGAACATCGGTGGCCGGAGCCTCTCCGTGAAGGCCAAGCACTCATTCCGTACCGCAGCGTACAACTGGGGGTGCGACCTCGTAGAGATTCGCGATCCACTCAAGGAGGGCGTCCACCACTTCTGGCAAAAGACCTTTGTCTGCGACCACCTCGAGAAGTACGATCGCGTCGTGCAACTAGACGCCGACATGATGATTCGCTGGGACTGCCCGAGCCCGTTCGACCTCGTCCCCGTAGACTCCTTCGGGGTGGTGTCGGCCAGGCAGTTCGAGAACGGCCCGATCATCCACCACCGGCAGAAGTGCGTCGGGCACTGGGCCAAGGTCATGGGTATGCAGGCATGCCCCGACGAGAAGCACCTGAACGGCGGGTTCTTCCTGTACTCCCCAAAGCACCACTCGAAGTTGTGGGCAGAGTGCAGGGCGGTCGGAGAGAGCCAGGGATTCACGAGCAAGTTCCTCCCGGAGCAGGCGAGCATGTCGGTGCTGCTCTGGAACAAGAAGTGCCCGCAAACATGGCTCCCACACACATTCAACGCCGTCGGTGCGGCGACGTACTTCAGGCCGCAACTGACAACGTGGAGGATGAACGACTACATCTACCACTTCACGGGGCAGGAGCGTCGGCAGAAGAGGATAAACGGCGTCGACTGGTGGAAGCAGGAGTGCGATGAGTGCTCCTCGCGGATACCGGACGGCGGCACGTTCTGCGAGGTCGGAGTCTGGCGAGGGGACAACGCGTGCAACGTGCTGGCGAGGGCCAACATCGGGACGCTCATCCTCGTCGACACATGGGGCAAGCATCTGCCTTCGTACTCGAAAGAGAACGACCTCTACGGGGGGCTCGCTCAGAGCGTGTACGATGCGAACTACGCGAGGGCCATGCACCTCGTGTCGCAGTACCCTGTAGACGAACTGCGGGTCTTGAACAGCCTGTCCACCGAAGCGGCAAAGAAAGTGGCGGACGAGTCGTGCGACGTCGTATTCATCGACGCTGACCACACGTACGATGCCGTGAAGGCAGACATCGAGGCTTGGATGCCGAAGGTCAAGCCTGGCGGGTGGCTCGGAGGACATGACTACAAGGCACCTCCGAAGTGGGCGGCGAAGTGGGGCGTGAAGCAGGCGGTCGACGAGAGGTTCGGTAAGCGGGCGTCTCCAGGTGAAGGAAAAACATGGTGGGTGAAAATATGAAGTACGCAATATCGGTCCTGAACATCGGTGGGTTCCTGGACCCCGACGCCCGCGACAGTATCCAGGCTGCGGCGGAGCGGTGGGGGTGCGAATACCACGAGATCAACAAGAACTGGATCAAGGCAAGGTGCAAGTGGTTCAACAAGTTCGTCCACGCCGGCACGACGTACAAGGGGTTTGACGGGATACTCCAGTTGGACGCCGACGTGAAGATTCGGCACGACGCACCGAGCCCCTTCCTAGAGTGGGACCACACAAAACTCGGCATGGTGCCCGAGTGGCAGCCTGAGTTCGGTGATTTTCCGGCACGATGGCAGTGGCCACTGTGCGGCAACTGGGGTGGGTTCTGTGTCAACGTCGGATTCTGGGCCGCTCGCATGCAGATGATCCCACCGCGTGTCGAGGACTACGTCAACGGCGGGTTCATGCTCTACAACCCAATGCTCGCAGAGCCATGGTTCAAAGAGGTGCTGAAGTGGGGGAAGACGGTCGGCTTCGAGTTCACCGGCCTGTCCGACCAGACCATCCTCTCGATACTCTGCAACCACGGAGTGATCCCGCTGCAAAAGTTGGACACGAAGTGGAACGCCGTCCACGCGGGGACAGCGGGTGAACTACTCGGGCCTACCATGGACAAAGCCTACGTGTATCACTTCTGTG